CCGGCATGAAGCTGGACGACATTGAGCGCATGTCTATCCGCGAATTGAAGACCGCATTACGTAATGCCCGGAATAATGCCGAGCTAACCCAGGAGTCTCATGATCGGGTGTTGCAGCAAAAAAACAATTATGCCGATGAGCTATCAAAAAAGCTGGCGATGGCTGAGCGGCGGCCGCAAGTCGAGCGCTGGCCTGAGCAGGTGGCGGCATATCACGAAGAGCTGAGCCGGTACGGCCACGATGCTGAACAAGTGTTGAGCATGGTATTTAATATAATTGTCAACGGCGATCCGGCGGCAGATATGCCGGTTTCATCCCAGGAAAGCATTGCTATGGCGACTATTGATCGCGTGAACCGGCTGACGCAACTAGTGGCGCAAATGCAGAACACGGCATTTAGTCAGTATAGCCGATTTATCGACCAGCCCATGTATGAGCTAGGTGATCCGCTGACTGCCAAGGCCGAGGGGGCTTTGTGAGCCAGATAGCCGCTCAACAATCCGAGTTAATCAGGCAACTGACAATTATTGCTTGTGAGTTAGAGGCTTTGCCGCATAGCCAGCGTTCTGCATTTATCGATGCCCAGGCGGCCCGCATTGCTATCAGTAAGCAGACGCTGTACCGGTGGCTGCAAGAAAAAGTCGGCTGGGTGAGTGGGCGTAAAAAACGCGCGGACGCGGGCTCTACCGCAATGCAGACGGAGCACTTGCAAGCTATCGGAGCAATGCAAAAGGTGTCTGTGCGCAAGAACGGCAAGTTAATCCTACCGATGACAGTGGCAACCTCGATTGCCAAGGAAAACGGAATTGAGGTGCCAGTCAGCAATAGCCGGGTTAATCAACTTTTGCGGCAACGGCGCATGGCGGCCAGTCAACAGGCGATTGACTCGCCACATGTACGGATGCGCAGCTTGCACCCGAACCATACGCATCAGGTGGACCCGTCGCTGTGCGTGCTGTATTACATGCACGGCAAACAGGCCATGATGACCGACGACAAGTTCTACAAGAATAAGCTGGAGAACTATGCCAAGGTCAAAATGAAGGTATGGCGCTATGTGCTGACGGATCACGCCAGCGCCTTGATTATCCCCTGGTATGTCGAGGCAGCGGGAGAAAACCCCGGTATTCTGGCGGACTTTTTGATATGGGCCTGGAGCAAGCAACCGGGGCGTGACTTTCACGGCGTGCCGGTGAATCTGATCTGGGACAAAGGCAGCGCAAACACGGCGGCCGGCATCAAGTCTTTGCTTGATAGCCTGGAGGTTAATCATATTGCCCATACTGCCGGTAATGCGCGGGCCAAAGGTTCGGTTGAGGGTAGCAACAACCTGGTGGAAACCCAGTTTGAAAGCCGTCTGAAATTCAGCCCGGTGGACTCGGTGGCGGCGCTTAATGCGGCGGCGCTGGCCTGGTGCAATGCCTACAATGCCAACCGGATACCGGGACAGGATACCCGTTTACGGCGTCCCGGTTTACCGGTAGCGGTGGCGCGGTCTGATTTATGGCATTTGATTACGGCGGCTCAGTTAAGGCTGTTGCCGGATGAGCGTATATGCCGAGAATTTATGCGCGGCAAGATCGAGACGCGCAAGGTGCGCGGGGATCTGACCATCACTTTCAAGCATCCGCAAATGCCGGGGAGATGCAGCTATGACCTGACCGGTTGCGCGGGCGTGAATGTCGGTGATTCGGTGCAGGTTTCGCCGCTGATTTATGGTGATGGCTTGGTCGTAATTACTGTGCAACGCTATGACGGTGAGGCCTTGCATCACAAGGTTGAGCCGATTAGCGGATTTGACCGCTTTGGCTTCCAAAAAGACAACCCGGTATTCGGCGAGAATTTCAAAGCCAAGCCCAAAACCGCCACTGAATTGGCAGGCGATGAGCTGGATACTTCGGCGTTTGGCGCTTTGCCTGAAAAAGATATGGTTAAGGCTAAAGACAAGGCGGTTCCGTTCGGCGGCAAGATAGACGCTCATCAGCACTTGAAAGATGTGGAATTGCCGGCTTATTTGCCGAGAAAAGGCAATGAAATCACCAGTGGCCACCGCTTTGAGGAGCAGCCGATGACGGTGATTGCAGCGGCCAAGCAGTTGCGGACGGAATTGGGCTATCTATATAGTGAATTTCATTTGAACTATCTAAAAACCAACTATAGCGAAGGCATTACACCGACGCAATTTGATGAATTAATCGTGCAATTTAATCAGTCTGTAGCCAAAAAGGAGGTAAGCCGTGGCTGAGTTGAAACTGAAACAAGTTTTGAAAGATTTAAAGCTTCCGCAAAAAACCTTTGCTGTTAGTGTCGGTGTGGGCAATGCAGCGTTTAATCTGCTGATTAATCATGCTATTTGGCCAAAAACAGGCGATAACGAGCAGCTAAAAGGGGTTATTTATGAGCAATTATTAGATGCAGGAGCAGAACCGGCGCAGCTTGACACTGTATTTGAGGCGATTGGCGGCCCAACCACGAGCCACCAATCTATACCCATCAACCACGAAGAGTATGAAACTATGTTACTACGAAAACAAACCCTATTACCAGCATCCAGAAAGAAGTTTGCTATTTTCCGCGATCCGTTTCGCGCCGATGATGTCACCGAGCAGGATGATGTATTTTTAACACCGTCGATCCGCTATGTGCGGGAGGCATTATACCAAACTGCCAGACTGGGCGGTTTTGTGGCAGTGATCGGTGAGTCAGGATCGGGCAAAAGCACGTTGCGCAAGGATATGGTTACCCGGCTATTTAATGAAAACCAGTCGGTGACAATGATTGAGCCGTTTGTGCTGGGCATGGAGGATAACGATAAGGCCGGGAAACGTCTAAACAGCTCGCATATTGCTGAGGCGGTGATTTATGCGATTGACCCATTGGTGCGGCCTAAATCCAGCGCGGAAGCCAAGTTCAGGCAGATGCACTCGCTATTACTGGAAAGCTACAAGGCTGGCAACAAGCATTGTCTAATTATTGAGGAAGCCCATGGCTTGGCGATTCCGACGCTAAAGCATTTGAAGCGTTTTTATGAGCTGGAACACGGTTTTTCCAAGCTGATTTCTATCATATTAATAGGTCAGCCTGAGTTACATCAAAAGCTTAGCGAGCGAAACCCATCTGTACGGGAAGTAGTGCAGCGCTGCGAGGTTGTCTCACTGGAGCCACTGGATAATTATGTGCGGGATTACCTCGTGTTCAAGTGTGCTCGCGCGGGCGTGGATGCCGGGACTATTTTTGATGATTCAGCCTATTCGGCGATGCAAAACAAGCTGACGTTGACCGGCGAAAAGCGGCAGCGGCACAGCCTGCTTTATCCGCTGGCTATTAATAATCTCGCGGCTGCGTCGATGAATCTGGCGGCCGATTTATTTGAATCCAAAGTCACGTCTGACGTGGTTTTGCAAGTTAATTGAGGTGCGTTATGACTGCTAAAAGACATTATCCTGATCGGCGCACACTGAAAGCAAAAACAACTCAGGTGGGGCGAGTCATTCTCGCCCTGGTAAAGATGGACGTAGAGATTATCGGCATTGATTTCCGTCCGATTGCGCCCGTGATCGAGGTTTATAACTGCCCTGGAACCAGGCATATCCCCGCTATTGAAGAAAGCGGCATCGGGCTCAATGATACGGGTTGCTATGTGCGCAAAAAGGCCTTTATTAAAGGCTGTTGCGTGGAGTGGAGTGAGCAGAAATGATCCGCATAATATTTTTATGGCCCGTTTTTTTTATGTTATGGGCTGTTTTGTTTTCTGCTTTTGGCATAGCAGCCATATCGGTAGTTGTTATTTCATTCGGCTTTCAGTGGTTGGGAAAGCTTCTTTTATCGGCGTTTTTAGAATTGGATTAGGAGGTTAAGTAATGGTTGCAAAAAAAACACGTATTAAACAGGTGGCGTTAGTGGCCGTGCCGCAAAGTAAAGAAGATTGCGCCGCAGATATTAATGAAATAGGCCGTTTATACCGCGAAATTGCAGTGCAAACAGCCGCAATGAACGATGAAATTGCCGAAGTTACTGACCGTTACACGTCTGCATTTACACCCCTACAGGACAAGATCAAGCTGTTGCAAAGTGGCGTACAAAGCTGGTGCGAAGCCTATCGCGATGAATTGACTAATGGCGGTAAATCTAAAAGCGGCCAATTTGTCACCGGAACCGTGCAATGGCGGCAAAAACCGCCATCTGTTGTAGTGCGTGGTGTCGATGCGGTTATTGAGGCGTTGAATAGGCTGGGTTTGGGGCGTTTTGTGCGGGTTAAAGAGGAGCTTAATAAAGAGGCAATTTTGAATGAGCCCGAAGCCGTTAAGGGCGTGGCTGGGTTATCGATAAAATCAGGTGTGGAAGATTTTGTTATTCAGCCATTTGAGAATGATCAACCATGAGTCAAGCGGAAACTCCTGAATCACTACGGGCGCAAGCCCGTAGCATCCTCCAAAGCGCTCAATATGCGCAAGGCAGCTGTTATGTCAATGAAATGCAAGAGGCTAAAGAATTGGAAGTTAAGGCTAATAAGCTGGAAGCGGATCAAAAAGTCAAAAAAGAAGTTCGCGCCAACGTTGTCGCGAATGATAATCCTGACGATGATCGACGAAAAAAACTCGTTTCAAAAGTGAAAATCGCACAAAAACAGCTGTGTATGGATGATGACGCTTATCGAGATTTATTATTTTCAATCACCAAGCAGCGTTCAGCGGCAAAACTGAAGGTATGGGAGCTTGAAAATGTTTTAAAGCGTATGGTTAATCTCGGATTTAAGGCCAAACCAGCTAAAGCGGCGGGTGATCGTAAGCAGGCGGATGATAATCAGTCAAAAATGATTCGTGCTCTATGGCTGGAGTTGCATGAATCCGGAAAAGTCCGAGACTCCAGTGAAAAAGCTTTGGTGAATTTTGCCAAAGGACAACTCAAAACAACTAGCGGTATTGATGCTCTCCAGTGGCTATCCGTTCGCCAAAAAAGACGTTTAATTGAACAACTAAAGTTATGGCTAGCAAGGTAATCACAGCTGAATCCATTGTGTACGCATTGGAGGCGTATATATTTAAGGAGGCGGTCAAAGATCATGACGAGAAAATTGCTTTAGCTTGCGTGAGTGCACTTTTTAAATGCTTGCATCTTAATTTTCGATCTACATTAATGTATGTGCCTACTATGAGTAATGATCATTCGTCATTACACGAGTCTATTTATCGTGATTTCAATGGCAATAATCACATGGAGTTGTCTATTAAATATCGCCGTAGTTTGCAAAATATTTACACGATAATTAAAGCCCAAAGTTGCCTTGAAATAAATAAGCGCCAGGTCAATATTTTTCCATTTCCTGATTTAAAAAAATCTAAAACCATAACTCAAATTGTTTTTGAAGAATACTTGTTTAATGACTTAATTGATGTTGGTTTGTCGGCTGAAAACGCTCAGTTAATTGCGTCTAAATTATTTGTTTTTTTGTGTCAAGAATACCCCGGTATTTCAATCTGTATCTCAGATAAAATGCAAAAAAAAAGAGACTATAAAGGTCAGGATAAGTTATTTTAAATACTGCAAATCCTTTTCAAATACTTCTCCTTTTTTTTCTTTTTTTCCCAAAAAAAATCGATTTATCTCATAAAATACCGTTTATTTATCTCACTCTGTTTCATGAGGGAGTGCCTACCTGATTGGATGATTGCTGCTTTAAATAATCACTACAACTGATGGTTTGGACGCTGTTTGTATTTTCACTTGCCAATCGTAGTACCCACTCAAGCCAATGTGGTCCTTCAAACCACCAATGGCCAAAGAGTTCGGCATCGTAAGGGGCTACGATTATCGGGGATCTATTCATCCAGGAGCTAAGTACATCGATTTGCTGTTGACGTTTGTTAATAAAATCCTG